CCGGCTCCACATAGCCGAACTGCTCAATGGAGCGTTTCAGCTTTTCATATTCGGCATCCCCCGGCTTGAGGTCCTTCCGGGGATTGTAGTCGGCGGGAATCAAATCCGCCGTGTGTTTTCTCTCGATTACCATTGGTCACTCTCCTCTCAGATTTTCCCCTTCCGGGCCTGCAAGAGCCGCTCCATTACGTCATCCTGGGGCGTTGCTCCGCCGTACTCCCCGGCGCAGTTCTCCTTGACGATCTGGTAAATCTCCATCCAAAGCCGATTCGTTTGTGACATGAAATTCTGGCTCATAGCCACATAAGGGCTTTGGATAGCGTTGCCAGTGGTGGGGTGCTTGGCGAGGAAACCGTACTCGGTGATGGCCTCCTCACACTGAATCCACCGGGCCACGCTCATGGCGTAACGCTCCAGAAGCTGGGTTGAAACCAGGACGGCGCAGTTCCGCTCCGCCAGCCACTTCCAGGTGGCCTCGTAAATCTCGGCGGCGATGAGCGGCTTGCCGTCCTTCTGAGTGGCGGAGAGCATGGCGGAGGGTTTCGGCATGGGCTGGCCCTCCAAGTCGGCTGTGTTCTCGAAATTCACCACGGTAAGCTGCCGCCTGCCGGGGTTGCCCTCGGCGATCTTGTCCGCCAGCGGCTTTTTCTTGGCCCCGGCTCCCACACGAGCGCCGCCGCGATTGGTTCCGTCCTTCGCCATGAAATCACCTCCATTTCGGCGTTGGGCTTATTCCCCGTTTGAAAGCGCGATTTTGCGCAAAAGACCCCGCGCCCGTTCCCCAGGGGAAAAGACTGTGGAGATTTCGACCGCCCCTGGGGTGGTCAGCGGTCGTGCCAGCGGTCGCCCATCTCCGCTGTGATACGAGAGTGGCACGGCTTGCACAAGCTCATCAGATTATCGTCTGCATGGGTGCCACCTCTGGACAGGGGTAGAATGTGATGTACTTCCTCCATCGGAGTGAGGACGCCTCGCTTGTAGCAGTCCTCACAGAACGGATGGGCGGCGGCGTAGCGGTTTCGGATGCGTGTCCACGCCCTGCCGTACCTACGGCGTACAGCCGGGTCTCGGTCGTACTTCTCGTAGCGTTTGGCCTCCTGCTTGGCGTGTTCCTCACAGAACCGCCCATCGGTCAGCTTGGGGCATCCAGGGTGGGAGCATGGTCGTTTTGGCTTTCTGGGCATTGTGGTCACCTCCAATCCAGGCAAAGGAAAAGCCACCGCAGGCTGTTGGTCCCACGATGGCTGTCCATTCATTCTGTTCCAAGTCTAATGATACCAGAATGACTTACTCTATTTCTCTGTATTTTACTGTAAAGTTTCCGGGATGACCGCTTTTTTCAGGGCCTTGCTGTGGAGCCGGTAGATGTTGTCAATACCCGTACACATTTCAGCGGCGATGTCCTCCCAAGACTCGAAGTTGAGGTATCGCTTCTCCAGAAGGAGGCGGCACTCCTCATCGTCCACGGCCTTGATGACCGCGAGGATGCTCTCCTTCAAATCCACCAGGTGGTCGATGTCGCTGTTGATCTCATTCTCCAGCATGAGGATTTTGATGATGATGTCCTCCATGCGCTGGGTGTTCCGTGTGGGACTTCCTGGCATATCGCTCAGTGTGGCGGTAGCTTTGGTGGCCAGATCGTGGAGAGAGGATACCTGTGAAATTTTGGTGTTGATGCGCTCGTCCAGATAACGCGCCTGTCTCAAGAACTGCTTTGCTGTCATTCGGATACCTCCTTGTTCAGTTTTTGTATCAGCACTTCCGGGTCAAGTGTGGTCAATGTAGAGAACCAGCTGGAGCGAAAGAACCGCTCAACCTCGGCTTTGGTGCGTCTGCTGTCACGGTCATGGGGAAAGCGGTCTAAGCGTTTCAAAGCGTCCCGGTAATCTCCGACCGCTTTCAAGACGATGGCGTTTGCCAATCTTTCGTATGCGTTCATCACAGCACCGCCTTGACTGCGTCTATCAAAGACTGCTGGGTGTTGTCTTTCTCCGACAGGGCTTTCATGATACGCTCGTCGATGGTGCCTTTGGCGATGATGTGCTGTACCACCACGGTTTTGGAATCCTGCCCCTGCCGCCATAACCGGGCGTTGGCCTGCTGGTACAGTTCCAGCGACCAAGTCAGCCCAAACCAGACGATGGCACTGCCGCCACTCTGGAGGTTCAAGCCGTGTCCTGCGGATGCGGGATGAATTAAGGCGACAGGGATTTTCCCGTTGTTCCATCTGGCAATGCTCTCTGGTGTGGAAATCCGTTCATGCGGAATGTTCAGACTGGTGAGCCGTTCGATAATTCTCTCCAAGTCGTGCTTATACCAATAAGCTACAAGGATTGGCTTGCCATTTGCCGCCTCGATAATGTCCTCCAGCGCATCCAGCTTGCGGTCATGGATGTAGATCGGTTCGCTGCCATCGGAATACACCGCGCCGTTCGCCATCTGGGACAGCTTGCTGGATAAGGCTGCGGCGTTTGCCGCTGTGACCTCGCCCTCCGGGAATTGGAGGATAAGGTCTTTTTTCAGCTCCTCATAGCGCTCCCGCTCCTTTTTGGAGAGCTGCACGGGATATTCGGTGCTGATAAGCTCCGGCATCTGAAGATGGTCCGCCGCTTTCATGGAAATCGTGATGTCGGAAATGGCACCGTAAATCTCGTCTTCCGCGCCTGGAAGAAGGTTGTAGCTGTAGACGATGTTCCCGTTCCTGCGCCCCGGTGTAAAATACTTTAGGCGGTACTGCCCGATAAACCTGCCAAGCCGCTCTCCCATATCCAGGCACCGGAATTCCCAGAATAAGTCCATCAACCCATTGCTGCTAGGCGTTCCCGTCAGCCCGACCACCCGCTTGAGATGGGGGCGGAGTTTCAGGAAAGCCTTTGTCCGCTGGGAATTGGCCTTGAACGAGGAAAGCTCGTCCAGCACCGCCATATCGAAATCCAGTGGGACTCCGCTTTTCTCCACCAGCCAAGGGAGGCTTTCCCGGTTGATGATGTAGATGTCCGCGTCCGCTTTCAACGCGGCGGTACGCTCTTTTGGCGTTCCAATCACCACAGAATTGTGGAGATTGGAAAGGTGGTCCCATTTCTTGATTTCATCCGGCCATGTGGTGCTTGCCACGCGCAGGGGAGCCACGACAAGCACTTTCCGAATCTCAAAATAGTCATTTAGCAGCAGGTCGATTGCCGTCAGCGTGATTGCCGTTTTGCCAAGCCCCATATCAAGGATCGCCGCCGTGACCGGGTGGGACAGGATGTAGTCAATAGCGTACCGCTGGTAATCATGCGGATTGAATTTCATCAAGGATACCTCCAATCTGCGCCGGGTCATCCAGGACATACACCCGGAAGCCCAATGACCGCAGCAGCCTGTGCTTGGAAAGCTGCAAGGGCCTCGGTTTCTCGCCCGGTGCCTTAACCTCCACCATGCCGAACTTCCCATCAGGGAGGAATACCAATCTGTCAGGCATCCCCGCCGTTCCTAGCGAAGTCCACTTAGGACAGATGCCGCCGCGCCGCTTCACTTCCAACACCAGTTTCTGTTCAACATATCTTTCTTTCAAAGTCGACTCCCTTCGTCAGTCAAATGCCTGTGACGGTCATGCCACTCACTCTGTAATCTTTCTTATATGTTTTTTTATTTTTCTCATATAGGACTTTTAAGTAATGAGTGACATGACTGTCACAAAATCAAAATGGAAAAAGTTTTGAAATGACTGCCATGACCGTCATGCCAACAGCGGCATTTCGGAAAACTCCGCAAAACCACTGTCACGACTGTCATTCCAGAAAATCCTGCGCGTCCTTGAGCTTCAGCCCTGCGATCATCCGCGCGTTGTTCTTCCGGCGCTTGGGGAACCCCGCCTTCTCCAGCGCACCGTAGAAATCAGCGGTGCCGCGGATATACTCGCCGCTTTGCATACAGGCATTACGGTAAGCCTGGTACAGCTCACTGGACTTTTCCTCGTAGGACGGGTCGAGATCGCAGTGTTCCTCAAGGAACTGCCCCAGCCAGTCATTGGAATCCCGGTAGTGGTCGATAGCGTCCCTGACCGCCTGGGGAAGATCCGTCTGGAAGTGGGTGTCGATAGCCTTTTTCGCTCCCTCGACAATCCACTCCATGATGGCGGGACCGGCCTTGTCCACGAGGTAATCGGCGTAGTTCTTGATATCGCTTTTCCCCGTGATTTTCGCATTGAAGGGAATGACGATAAGCCTGCGCCAGATGCCGTCATCGTTAGCGCCGACCTTCGGCAGATGGTTGGTGTACAGCACCAGCGTATGGGACGGCACAAAATAGAACGGGTCCTTGTACTTTTTCTCCGCTTCGATTTCATCGGTGGAGCAGAGCTGCTTGACCATCGCGGTGTTCAGCCGGGTACCCTCCTCCAATTCGGACGCAATGATGAGGCGCTTGCCTTTCAGCTCGGCCATCTCCGGTTTTACGTTCCGCTTGCAGTTCATGGTCAGGGCTTCGGCGGAGATTTTCCCCGCATAGCTGCCCAGCACACGGAAGATGGCGTTCCAGAAGGTGGATTTGCCATTCGCGCCGCCGCCGTAAGCGATAATCATGTGTTCTTGGTAGACCTTGCCGACTGCCGCCATGCCCACCATCATCTGCACATAGCTGATAAGTTCCGTATCGCCACAGAAGAAAAGCTCAACGGCATCCTTCCAGATGTCCGTGCCCTCGCCACCCGGCGCGTAGTTGGTGACCTTGGTAATGTAGTCCTCCGCGTTATGCGGGTGCATCCCGCCCGTGCCTTTGGCCAGGTCATAGGTGCCGAGGGGCGTATTCAGCATATTCGGGTCCTTGTCAAAATCCGAGATATACATCGCCAGCATCGGCCTGGCGGCGTTCAGAGTGTTCATGATATTTTTGTAGTTGCGGTATTTCATGACGAACTTTAGATAGGTCTGCGCGCCCATCAGTGCAAAGAGCAGCCCCATCTTGCCAGACGGCACGGACTTCTCCAGTTCCTTGCCGCCACCTTTGACCACGGTCTCAGAAATTCCGGCGGCGACCAGGGCATCCATCGCGTTTGTGACCGCATCCTGTGCGTCCTGCAATTGGAGGTCGGAAAATTCCTCCGCCGCGCCAAGCGCCAGCTGCGGCTCTTCACGCCAGCAGATGCCGTCATGCCGTAGGAAGTCCGTGGCCTTGGTGTATTTCAGTTCGCCGCCGTACTCACGGGACAGCACTTTGGCCTGCCCAATGTCGGAGTAATCCTCCGGTTTGAGACTCCCGCTGCCGAACTCATCATTGTATTCTTCCGGCGGGATATACCCGCCCTGGCTCTGCACCCTGTGGGCAAATTTGATGGCACTACCCCAAATCGTATTCAGCTCCGTTTCCCCAAGCGGCGGGTCGCACTGGCCCGCCCTCTGGCGGAACAGCTGGTACGCCTTATCCGTGATGCCATACTTTTTCAGCACCCTTCCGGCAAAGCGGGAAAGCGTATTGTTCCGGCTGCCAGCCAGTATAGGCCCGCCCATGGAGCCGCTGGATTCCACCGCCGTTTCCCGCTCCTGAAAATCGCTCTCGTCCAGTGTCTCGTCAACAGCGAGAAAACCTTCGTGCCAGACGATATCCTCCAGCCCACAGACCGAGCCAAAGAAGAACCTCGCGGCATCCAGCGCATTGTCATCAAAAAAATCATACTTCGCCTGCAATGCGCCCTTGACCGCCGCATACATGGCCGGGTCCGTGCAGGGAGCGATGGGGAAAAGCATATGGTACTTCGGCCTCGCCTCCTTGCCATTTTTAGGGCGCATATGGTGGCGGCTGGGGAAGATCACATGGTCAACATCCGCAAAAATCTCCTCCAGTTTTCCGGCGGTGAACCAGTCCTCCGGGTTATCCGAGTGGTCGTTGTCGCAGTCCATCGGGATAACATCGGATTCCAGAAAGTTGGCGATATTACGATAGCTGTCTTTGTACCGGGCGAACACCTGGTCCTTCATGATGGCTGCCGCCAGCTCCTCCGGCGTGGATACCGCCTGGTCGTGCGGATACAGGCAGTTCGCGGCATTGCCCGTACAGTCCGCTGTAGATAAGGTGAATTTCATATTCGCTCCTCCAAATCCTCCGTGAAATAACGGATTGTCATTCGGCGTTTCTTCGCCTTGCTGATCTCCATCTCCATGCCCTCCGTGATATCCCCGCCGAACACCCAAAGCTCCTCACATTTGCCCAGCAACACCATGTTCATGTGCATGGCAAGCTCCCGCTCCGCCGCTTCCGATATATACTGCGGCAGGAGCAGATGCGGCGCGAGTGGGATAGCGCCGCTGTCGACAGCAAAGCGGCTGAAGCGTCTGGCTCTCTGTGTGTTTCCGTCAATGTCCCCGGCATACGGAGAACAGATATACACAAGCGGTCTCCACTTGCGCTGCTCCTTTTCAATGCGGGAAATCGCCTCATACGGCACAGGGTCGGAGTAACCTTCGCTGTTGAACCTGTCGATTCCCATTGAAATGTCCCCCCTGTCGTTAATAGGTAAGAGGACAAACCTCTTCCACCAGCTATGTATTGAAAAAACACAAAACTCCTAATTTCAGTGAAAATTCTTTATAAAGGATAAAGCCCCGCTCCAGTGTGCAAATCGGAGCGGGGCCTTTTCCGTGAAATTAGGATTTTACGTTTCTTTGGATACATAGCTGACGGCAGTGGGATGCGGCAAGAAAACTTTCTACCTGTGCGGTTGGAGGTCATAAGGGCGTATCTGTCTCAACAAAGCCTATAAATATACGAATTTATAGGAATATTTTGGCTTGACTATACAAGCACTTAGGGGATGATGGTTCTGTAGGACCCATATCGTAGTGGTTTTTCTTTCCGCAAGCAACTCCTCGTTTCCCAACCGCACAGGTAGAAAACTTTTTCAGAAATTTCTCTGCGAAATTAGGAGTTTCCCCGTTTCCCAATACATAGCTGTCAGAAAGGACAAGAGCCTTTCGGAAACGGAGGTGCTGCAGATGCAGACTGCGATGCGAGAACCGGCGGGATGCGATGCCCGCAACGAGGAAATCATCGATATCCTCATCGCCATCAGCGTGGTATCGAAGCGGCTGGCAGAAAAGCTGAGAAAATTGAATGAGAAGGAGACAACCACATGAGTAAAATGAGTGAACTGTCGCAGGTGCTTGACGAGTTGGTTGCCTGCGGCGAGGGGCTGATCAAGACGGCGAACGCCCGCCGCGATATCTTCACGGCGGAGCCGGACAAGCAACCCAAACTGGAACCCAGCGCGGAACTGCAGGCGGAGGAACCGAAGAAGTACACCTTCGCGGATGTCCGCAAGGCGTTCTCGGCAAAGTCCCACGCGGGGTACACGGAGCAGGTCAAGGCCCTCATCGGCAAGTACGGCGCGGCGAAGCTGAGCGCCGTGAAAGAAGATGATTACCCGGCCCTCATGGCAGACTTGGGGGAGATTGGATGAGTACACACGCATTCGTTTCCCCGTCCGCAAGCCACAGGTGGCTTGCCTGCCCTCCCAGCGCAAAGCTGTGCGCAAAGGCCGCAGACCAGTCCAGCGAGTACGCCAAGCAGGGGACCGACGCCCACACCCTTTGCGCCTACCTTATAGAAAAGGCGCTTGGCAGGGATGTAGCCGACCCAACCGAAAACCTTGACTACTATGACCAGGAGATGCAGCAGTGCGCGGAGGGGTACGCTTCCTTCGCTATGGAGGAATATGAGAAAGCCCGCCAGTCCTGCGGCGATGCGGAGGTTATGGTCGAGCAGAAGGTCGATTTCTCCCGCTGGGTGAAAGGCGGAACCGGCACGGCGGACTGCATCATCCTCTCTGATGGAACGGCGGAGGTCATTGACTTCAAGTACGGGCTTGGCATTATGGTCAGCGCGGACTCCGAGGAATACGGCGGCAATCCCCAGCTGATGTGCTACTGCCTGGGAATCTTGGAAATGTTCGATGGCATCTACGACATTGACACCTTGAAGATGGCGATTTACCAGCCGCGCAGGGAGAATGTCAGCATTTACACCATGAGCAAAGCGGATCTTCTGCGTTGGGCGGAGGAAGTCCTTGCCCCGACCGCGCTCCTTGCGATGGAGGGGAAAGGCGAATTCAAAGCCGGTGGCCACTGCCAGTTCTGCAAGGTAAAAGCGACCTGCCGGAAACGCGCCGAGTACAATCTGGAGCTTGCGAAGTACGACTTTGAGATGCCCGATGAGCTGGAGGACTACGAGATCGACGCCATCCTCATGAAAGTTGACCAGCTGACCGCATGGGCTTCCGATGTAAAGGAGTACGCGCTGAACCAAGCGCTCCTCGGTGTGGACTACGGCCACTTCAAAGTGGTCGAGGGACGGAGCAACCGTAAATACACCTCGGAGGAGGATGTTGCGCAGGCCGTCACAGGTGCCGGGTACGACCCCTACGAGAAGAAACTCCTGGGCATTACGGCAATGACCGCGCTCCTCGGCAAGAAGAAGTTTGAGGAACTGCTCGGCGGCATGGTCTATAAGCCACCCGGCAAACCTGCCTTAGTTTCAAAATCGGACAAGCGTCCGGCATTGAAAAATACAGCACAAACCGATTTTAAAGAGTAAAGGAGAGTATTATCATGGCAAAGTTTATGAATCCCACCAAGGTGGTGACCGGCATCTGCACGTTCAGCTATCTGAACTGCTGGGATGCCAAGGCAGTCAACGGCGGTACGCCGAAGTTCTCCGTGTCCCTCATCATCCCCAAGTCCGACACCAAGACCGTGGAGAAGATCAAGGCGGCGACCCATGCCGCTTATGAGGAAGGCCAATCCAAGCTGAAGGGCAGCAGCAAGACCGTCCCGCCCCTGTCCGCCCTCAAGACCCCGCTCCGCGACGGCGACTTGGAGCGCCCCGATGACGAAGCCTATAAGGGCAGCTATTTCATCAACGCCAACAGCGGCACCCAGCCGGGTATTGTGGACGCCGACCGTCAGCCCATCCTCGACCGCTCCGAGATGTACAGCGGCGTGAAAGGCAGGGCGAGTATCAACCTGTACGCCTACAACGTGAACGGCAACCGCGGCATCGCCTGCGGCCTGAACAACCTCCAGAAGATTTCCGATGGCACTCCCCTGGGCGGCAAGTCCCGCGCCGAGGATGATTTCGCCACCGAGGATGACGAGGACTTCCTCGACTGATAACACCGACTTCGAGCGGGTGGCTTGACCGCTGCCCGCTCCATTTGTAAAGGAGACAAATTATCATGGAAAACTATCCCTTGATGATCCAGCTGGCCTGCGTCATCATTGTTTACGGTTTCCTCGGCATTGTCATCGCCGCAATCAGTGAAAGCATCAAAGAAACCGTCAGGAAGCACAGGAAAAAGAAGGAGGATGCAGAAAATGAGCATGATATGCACCAGTGAGCAGGTCTCACGCGGCCACGTAGACAAAATCTGCGACCAGATCGCGGACGCCATTGTCACGGACTGCCTGCGGCACGATAAGGGTAGCCGCGTGGCGGTAGAATGCCTCATCAAAAACAGCGTTGTCATTATCGCGGGAGAGATCACCAGCAGTCACGAACCGGACTACGCACGGATTGTGGCGGATGTGTTTGCCCGCATTGGGCTGACGGAATCCTACGATACCGTAGATGTGCATGGCATAATCACAAAGCAGTCCCCGGACATCGCCCAAGGCGTAGACAAGGGTGGTGCCGGAGACCAGAGCATCATGTTCGGCTACGCTACCAACGAAACGCCGGAACTGCTGCCGATCCCGTTTGCCCTTGCTACCCGGTTCATCCATCTGCTGGAGGAACTCCACACGCCGATGCTCCTGCCGGACGCAAAGGCGCAGGTCAGTTATGACTACGACAGTGGGCGGATCACCACATTCCTCTGCTCCGTCCAGCATACAGAGGATTCGGATGTGGAGGATTTCCGAGCGACCATTGAAAGCCTGATGGATATCGTTGCGGCAGAATATGGTTTGAACCGGGATTTTGAGAAGCTCGTCAATCCCACGGGAAGATTTGTAGTCGGTGGCTCTTGGGCGGACTGCGGCGTGACAGGCAGGAAACTCGCCTGTGATACCTACGGCGGCATCGGGCGCATGGGCGGCGGTGCGCTCTCAGGCAAGGACCCCAGCAAGGTTGACCGTTCGGCGGCTTACATGGCGCGGCGCATTGCGGTCGATCTGGTGAGGGGCGGATATTGCGGCAAGTGCGAGGTGCAGCTTGCATACGCCATCGGCAAAGCGGAGCCTGTGTCTATGGCGGTCGACACCTTCGGTACAGGCTGTGTGTGCGGTGAGTGTTTGCAGAAATACATCAGGGCAAACTATGACCTGACCCCGGCAGGCATTATCCGGCAGTTTGGCCTGCTGGATGTGGATTACAACAAGGTATCCTCCGGCGGGCATTTCGGAAAGCCTTGGCTCCCGTGGGAAAAAGAAGAGTAAACAGTGTTGGCAATCGGCTCAGATTTGGACCGATTGCCTTGTGAGGAGGTGCCGAAATTGGCCGCAATAAAAACCTTGGCTCTTGACCTGGAGACCTTTTCGCCTGTAGACTTGAAGAAATCCGGCGTGTACCCTTACGCGGAATCGCCCAACTTTGAAATCCTGCTCTTGGGGTACAGCGTGAACGGCGGAAAAATCCAGGTGGTCGATATCGCCTGCGGTGAAACTGTTCCGGACGAGATACTGGCGGCTTTGGTGGATAACTCCGTGGAGAAATGGGCATATAACGCGCAGTTCGAGCGCGTCTGCTTGTCCGTCTGGCTCCAGCGAAACTATCCACAGCATTTTCAGAGTTACAGCATTCCAGAGGATACCGTTGGGAAATACCTTGACCCATCCACCTGGAAATGCTCCCGCATCTGGGGCGCATATATGGGGCTTCCCCTCTCTCTGAAAGGTATCGGCGCTGTGCTGAAGCTGGATGAGCAGAAAATGGAGGAAGGCACTGACCTTATCAAGTATTTCTGCAAACCGTGCCGCCCGACTAAGGCAAATGGTGGGCGCACACGGAATCTGCCGTGCCACGCCCCGGAAAAATGGGAACTGTTCAAGTCCTACAACAAGAGGGATGTGGAGGTAGAGCTTGCCATCAAAGAGAAACTGGCAAAGTTCCCTGTGCCGGATTCCATCTGGGACGAGTATCATCTCGACCAGGAGATCAACGACCGGGGAATCCTGCTGGATATGCGGCTCGTGGAACAGGCCATTGCGATTGACGCAAAGACCAAACAAAGCCTGCGCTCCCGGATGCGTCAACAGACCGGGCTGGAAAATCCAAACAGCGTGGCGCAGATGAAGGGCTGGCTTGCCGACAACGGCATTAAGACAGAGAGTCTGGACAAGAAAGCGGTCAAGGAGATCATCCCCGGTGCGGGAGAACATATCGCCGACGTGCTTTCCTGCCGCCAGCAGCTTGCCAAGTCCTCGGTCAGCAAATACACCGCCATGCAGAATGCGGTCTGCGCTGACGGCAGGGCAAGAGGGATGTTTCAATTTTACGGGGCCAACCGCAGTGGCCGGTGGGCTGGGCGTATTATCCAATTGCAAAACCTGCCCCAGAATCACATGGACGATCTGGCGGAAGCCCGCGCCCTTGTCCGTGCCGGCAATTTTGACGCATTGGAACTGATCTACGACAATATCCCCAATGTCCTCTCTGAACTGATTCGAACAGCGTTCATTCCCAAGCCCGGTTACAAATACATCGTTGCCGATTTTTCCGCCATCGAAGCCAGGGTACTCAGCTTCCTTGCCGGGGAGCAATGGCGCATTAATGTATTCAAGGATGGGAAGGATATTTACTGCGAGAGCGCAAGCCAGATGTTCCATATCCCCGTGGTCAAGAATGGCATCAACGGCCACCTCCGGCAAAAGGGCAAAATCGCGGAACTGGCCCTCGGATACGGCGGCTCGGTCGGCGCCTTGAAAGCGATGGGCGCATTGGAAATGGGCCTGGCCGAGGAGGAGCTTCAACCGCTGGTGGATGCGTGGCGGCAGTCCAATACGAACATCACCCGTTTCTGGTGGGATATCGACGCCGCTGTCAAAAAGGCGGTTTTATATAAGACCGCCGCAGAAACACACGATTTCAAGATTTACTATAAGAGCGGAATGCTGTTCATCGATCTGCCATCCGGCAGACGGCTCTGCTATGTGAAACCCCGCATGGGCATCAACCAGTTTGGCAGCGACTCCGTGACCTACGAAGGGACAACTACGGGCAAGTGGAGGCGGATTGAAAGTTATGGTCCGAAATTCGTGGAAAATATCGTCCAGGCGGTCAGCCGGGACATCCTCGCTTACGCCATGAAAACACTTCGCCACTGCTTCATAGTCGGCCATGTCCATGACGAGCTCATCATCGAGTGCAGCCCAGGCGTTTCCTTGGACGCTGTCTGTGAGCAGATGGGCAGGACGCCGCCTTGGATCAAAGGGCTGCTGCTCCGGGCGGATGGGTATGAGTGTGAATTTTATCAAAAGCAATGAACAAGCCCCAGGGCAATGATGTGCCCTGGGGATGTTTGCTTACTGGAGTTTCTTCGTTTCCTCTATAATGTGATCTAGCAGTTCCAGGGCTTCCTTGCGATATGTATCATCATGCGAACTCTTGTAGCACTTGAGTCCACCGATGTCAAAGCTCATCAGACCACCCTCCAAAATGACCTCTGCCTGCTGGCGGATGCGGTTTGCCGGGTCGCGGGTCAGGCGCATACGCTTGTAGAACTCCTCTCCCTTAATCTTTGAATGAAGCAGAAGAACGGCGTAGCCAATTTTGGGCGACTTTGAAATCAGTGACGTCACCAAGTCGGCAAAGGTGGACAGTGTGTCATCCAAATCCCGACCATCATCACTGAGCATGACATCCTCGGCAGAGGGAGACACTCCCACCTCCATATTGAACTCATCTAACAGCTTGTCCGCCGAGACAGAATTCGGGATGTCATAATGGCCAAGGTCCTCATTCTCCGTCAAGTTCAAAGCGGAGCGGGCTATCTTCGCCCAGCGTTCGGGAACCGCCTTGTAAATCACACGAAAAACCCTGCCGCCCTGCTTTACAGAACTGATACACTCACGGTTGACACAGCATTCCGCATCAAGCTCCGTGTAGGGGAAAGGCACCATGACTTCGCCCTCCCGAATCGGCTCGCCGTTGTAGTTAGCTGTGAAGTTTTTGACTCTCGTTGCCATGTTTTCGTCCTTTCTGGCCGCGAGGGTCATAAGGCAGAAAACTGGCATATACCTGGGAGCGATACCCCCAGACGGTCGAAATTGAGCGCACGAAACCGAGGGTACCAGACTCGCTTCCAGAAAAATCCTGTCGGTTCTCCTGAAAACGGTATGTAGTATCCTGCCTTCGGACGTCACTCCGGCCGTATACAATTTTTATTTGAGCGTTGACCGCCCAGTTAACGCCACAAGATTTGTGACGTTAACTGGAAGGCCAAGGCTTTACTTTTTCATGAATCTATGATACACTCGAATGCGTCATATAGGAATATCCCTTTCCATATGACATGAAAGGAGGATATATTAATGATTACGAATCCTGGTTTTTCTTTCACGGGAATATCCGGTGAACACAAAATAGTTCCCACGGCCCAAACCGACCTTCCAATATGGGGGCCGCTCTATGATGAGGCTGTAGTCTGTGCATATGACGGTGAACTAGTAGAGGTCTACAATAACGGTCCTGGTTTTAACTACACGGATAATTCAGTGGCTATGGAGTTTGCCGCAATTGACATCCACGATAATGAGGCAATCATTAAATTCTGTGATAAATATGGAATGCCCGACTCCATGCGCCAATTTGGTAATTTCCGAAACGACTACATTTTCTTTGGAGAAAGCAAGGATAACTTCTCAAAGGCAATTCCGCTGGCTACGCGCCATGAGCGAACATGGCTTTTCACAACCAAGCGGGACATTGTGTATATGCAAAAGACCATCCAACTGAATCAGGCAATCCAAGACAGAGACTATATCCATATTCTTGAAATATTGCTGTACTTCTGTTTTGACCTCAGTGGTCTCGATTTCGATGGATCAAGCCATAATACGGAAACATTCCAGTTCAATCACTATTTTTTCCGCTATGCCGAGAACCACGGATTCGACAAAGCATTTAGAGAAACTAAAGGTCGATACCCTGAACTGATTTCTGGATTTCTGGACGATATAGAAGACTCGTACTATGAATCGGAGATATGTCAATCGATGGGCATTCCCCACAAGGACAAGTATGTTCAGAGCTATTTTGCTATGTGGCAACACCTCCACAGCATTTTTTCTGGCTTTATAGAACAGGTGGCTGTGGTAGACATCAGCCCCTTTGGTGACATCATTTTCAGTAAAGAGCCAACATCTATCCTGTTGAAGATGAACGACAGCCAGAGGGATAATTTGATTAAGACTGGTAAAGGCGTGTTCACTGATGTCTTCAAAGAGCAACTCCACCGTGTATATCCTGAAATCACCTACGGCAAAGATGGTGTTGCCGAATCTTCCTGGAGAATACCCACCCTAATCGATGCCATGTACCTAGAACTGTTTTTCCGTTTCACCCCCAATTCGAGCGTCCGCAAGTGTGAAAACCCGACTTGCCCGAAGTATTTCATCAGGACAAGCAGTCGACCTTCCAAAAAATACTGCGATGATGCCTGCGCAAAACTGATGGCAAAACGCATGGAGCGGGAGCGCAAGCGAAAAACTAAACAAGAAGCCGACATTGAAACGGGGATATAAAACGGGTAGTTTGATGTCATTGAGGACCTTGGGTTTGTAGCTTTTTAGACGTCTTGGAAACTTCTACACTAAGGATACTCGCTTTGCTGTCCTTTGTCGTATCAATGGAAGATATAAGAGAAAGCCCTAAAATAGGCGATTTCCAGTTGTGTATACCTTCGTAACACAAGTGAAAACCGCCTATTTTATATCTTTGAAAGTTATTAAAATTTATCAGAAAAAGTAATTAGAATTATTTGCTAAATCTAGCTTGATTTTATCATTACATTATGCTATAGTATATAAGTTGAAATATGTACAAGGAGGAGAATGATGGCTACTACCAAGAAAAGCAAATCACCAATGGATCATTACAATATGTCTGACCTGTTACGCGGGCAAGCATCGAAAATCATCACTGCCATATCGGAGAAAGACACTGCCGGCTTTGTGCTGAAGAATGGCAAACCATTAGCTGTGATTATTTCGAACGACCGATATGAACGGCTACTAAAGGCGGGCATTGATATCAACGAAATATAAACGGAGGATTACCGATATGGCAAAAACAAAAATTACTCAGGTCATGATGGATGATTCTACCCTGAATGTGAATAAAGAAGTTGACATGGTTTTTTCCATCGCCAACACCTTGCGTGGTCCTTACAAGGCTGATAAGTATAAGGACATCATCATTCCGATGATTATTATCAGGCGCTTGGAATGCGCTCTTGCTACGAAGGACGCAAGCGGCAAGACCCGCAAACAGAAAGTCACTGAGGCATACAAAAAGAATCCTAAAACACCCCAGCAGATTTTGGAGCGTCTTGCCGGATACCCCTTCTACAACACATCCGACTTTGACCTTGCCGGACTTTTGAACGAGGCACCCGCTATTGTTGAAAACTTCCACTTCTATTTGGAATCGTTCTCACCGAACATCAAGGATATGCTGATTACTCGTCTGAAGTTTAAGGAGAAGATTTCCGACCTGGATAAAAACAATCGTCTGCTTGGCGTAGTGAAAAAGTTCTCCGAATTGGATTTAAATCCAGAAACCATAGACGGTCACAAGATGGGCTATATGTTTGAGGAGATCATCCGCAGATTCTCTGAAAATGCCGAAGCAGGCGACCACTACACCCCCCGTGAGGTGATACGCGCCTTATCGAGCATTCTTCTTGCCGAAGGCTGTGACGATGTATTCAGTGAAGGCAAAGAAATCACCGTATTGGACATGGCCTGCGGTACAGGCGGGATGCTCTCTACTACGCACGATTTCATTAAGCGCATGAACCCCGATGCCACCATTCGCCTTTTTGGTCAGGAGAATAACCCGGAGTCCTATGCCATCTGCCTTGCGG